AATTAATATTGACACGCTTCGTAACTTTCGATAATATGTAAGTATAGAAATTAAGTAAAGGAAGGCAATTTGAAAACCTACACAATTTCTATAGCAGTTAACATACGGGGAGGTGCCCATGAAAAAGGCAAAACCGTGGAGCAAAACTACACCAGTAACCGTGCCATTGAGGCAGCCTGGCGTAAAATACACGAAGCCGAAACCTTCGCAGTGGCAAGACTCTTACATTTACTAGCCCGCTACGAACAGTACCTTAAAGACAAGCAAAAAGAATTCATGGCCCAATGGCCACCACATAGCATTTTTTGCGAACGCCGATGTTGCGAGAAGTCAATGACTAGCTACGTACGGTATCTCAAAAGAAATATTAGCTGGGGTGCCGACGGGCATATAAAATAATAATATGGCACATGTACATGGGAGACCCGACAACCAGGATGAATGGCTAGATGACCTGCTTGGACGCGGGCCAGGCGACCCAGACATGCACGGCTATCCAGGCGAACCTAAGCAAGAAGGAGCAGAAAATAATGACACAACCGACGCAGAACCCGACCCCACCGATGTCCCTTTCTGAGCTTATTGCCGCCCTCGGCAAAGCCCGCACAACCGCATCAGGTCTCTACAACACGTATAAAGAAGCCAAAGGCTATGAAGACCAGCTGCGCTACGAACTAGAGCTTAAGCTTAAGGAAACAGGGCTTAAAAGTGTTAAAGGGGCCGACTACAGCGCCGTCATTACCGAGACCCCGCGCATCGTTATCAAACATGAGCAATCTGTCATCGAGTGGCTTAAAGAAGCGCCAAATATTGAAACCGACCAGTACATAGGATTAAAAGCTACTGAGTTCCAGACCCTGGCCAAAACCATGCTAAAGGGCACAGGGGAGTTAGTCCCAGGTACTGAGGTGGAAGTGCGCGAGAGTTTATCAATTAGGGCTAATAAAAAGCCAGGAAGCAAGGATTAATTATGCCAGCAACCAACACCCATGACGACCAGGTGCCAAAAGTAGAAACCCTATATCATGTACGGATTACTAAGGTAGACCGCAACGTATCATTCCGAGACCGTGAATATAAAAAAATCGGTGTTAACAATGATGGTGAAGACGAATACGGTTATGTGTATTTTGACAATACCAAAACTGTCGAAACCGATGTCTACGAGCAAAAAGTCGAAGATATTGATGTCACAGCTGTCATTAAGGCCGTAAACGGGATGGATGAATAGACATGTCTTTAAGTAATCCAACCCTCACGAACCCCGCGCAGCACTTCTTTAAGTGGGCTGGCAGTATTGGTAAATTACAGTGGTGGGATAAAGAAAACGAAAAAAATGTCGAAGTGCGCCTGCCATTTGAATTTATAGTGCTCGACCAGCTAGGTACTATTACTGGCTACAACAAAGCCGCTAAAACTGGCTTCTGGAGCAACGAAGTACGCAATACCCGCAAAGAAGAGTTTACCGTACGTAGCAAAGGTGGTGTGGTATACACGGGCTTTTATAAAAACGAGCAGGGAATTGTCCAGGTGCCTAAAGGTGCAGAGTATGCCCAGAGCATCTATATTGCCCACAAAATCGGTGATGAGTGGGTAATTGGCAACATTAAAGCTTCTGGCTCTGCCCGCAGCGCCTGGTTTGATTTCACCAAAGCCCATGCCGTCGACACTGGCAAAATTACCATGGAAAAAGGCGAGGCCCAGACCGCCCAGACAGGCGATTTTTACCCTCCCGTATTTAAGTGGCATAAGTGGACGCCAGAGGAATATGAGGCAGCAGTGGCCCTTGATAAAGAGCTACAAATCTACCTGTCACAATACCTGTCAGCGCCTAAAGAAGATGACGAGCCAGCAGCCGATGACAATTTTGATGACGTCGGTAAAGCCACCCCTGAACAGATAGCTGACTACGAAGACAGAAAAGCAAAGAAAAAGGCCCCCGCCGAAGACCCAGGCGAACCGCTGCCAACACCCCCACCCGATGATGTCGTTGATGACTTCAACGAAGACGACCCAATTAATTTAGATGATATACCATTTTAAGGAGGCATATTTATGAAAAAGCAACTAACCGAGAAAACCATTTACGAGCCTAACGACACTACTAAAGTTGCTGTCGAAAACAAACCTATCGACATTGGCGGCAGCGTACAGTATAAACATAAAGTGACAATTACCATTGACGCAGGCGCCTCAAAAGACAAATTATTGTTTGGTACCGATGAAGATATAGCAAAATGGGTTGAAACAATTGACTTTGAAGACCCACAAACATCATTCCTGGAGACTTAAAAATGAGCAGATATACAGCACCATCCATAGATAGCCAGGGCGGCATTACGCCATACCTGGATGCTACCAAAAAAGACCATAAAGGCTATGGTGCCAATGACCTTAAGAAAAACTGGTCATGGGGCGAAGGCAAACATATGAATATTACGGCCCTGGCTGTAATGTTTGGCGTGTCCTGGCCTACCATGGACGACTGGATTGACCGCCTCCATGCAGAGGCTGGTAAACCACGCCCTGACAAAAAAGTTGCAAGCGCAAGCGATATGCCTGATAATGGCAAGTAATATGAAGAAACAATACATTTTTCTAGGGGTCGTACTAGTTTTAGTAGCCGCCGCAACCAGCCTCGCAGTTTACAAATATAACAAGCAGCCGAAGGGCATTACGCTCACCCAGGCCGTACATCAGCGCGACGATGCCCTGGTTAATCTAAAAATCGAAAAGCAGCTGGATGCTGTCCACCAAGAAGCTATCACCAACCTGACCAATGACAAGAACCAGCTAACCGCCCAGAAGGCAACCATCTGCGCCCAGGTCAAAGCGGCGCGCCTAGTCCAGCCACTTTGCCAGTAATAACTTTAAAAAACAAAAACTATGTCACAAATACTTGGTATACCAGTACCATCACTAGAGCAAATTATCGTCGGCACCGAACTGGTGTTTATTCTCTATATCCCTAAAAGGATGGTTAGCCAGCTGGACAGGGAATTTAGAAAAGAACGTAACCGTATTATCCATAGGCATGTAAAAAGCGGCCATTCAGACCGCTTAAAACAATGTGCTGACCAGGACTGCTCTAGCTTACGAAGGCAGGGGCCTCAGCAGCTGGGTTACCAGCCTGAGATGGTAGACCTGGAGCTGCAGTAGCAGAACTCTCACTTAGGAATGTCAGGTAGGGCAGTACGTACTTAGTGTAGTACGGGCTAACTACGAACCTGTGGACTGTCTGGGCCGCGATAACCAGGCCTGCATAGGCTGATAGGGCACTAACATTGTCCAGGTAGTAGGCACTTACTGCAGCACCAAAACTTAACAAGTGAATTAAGCTATACGCTAGCTTTTTGCTGTCAATATCCAGCTTGTGGAGCACGTACTGCAGGATTACGGATAATCCAGCGCCGCCGCCAAAAAGCGATACGATAGCAGGCCAGTGGGCCGTCACATAGGTTAATATTGTGTGCGCGAATTGTAACATTACAATCCCTCCTTATTTTTTATTTTTGTGTAACCACTTAGGAATTATATCATCTAAAAATTTAGGTACATCGTTTTCGATTTTTGCCCTGGCCAGTTCCAGACCGTCGCGGGCTACGTTGATTTTGCTGGGTGCTGGCATAGGCGTGGTTGGCATGACAAGCAGGTTGGCCGTGCGGGTATTTGCGTCAATCTTAGGAATGCAGTACCAGAAGCTGAATGTCGGGTCATTATTAGTTTTCAGGCGGTAGTACTCAACGCCCTCATAGGTAACAGTACCAAAGGCACTGACAACACCCTGCTTATCGCTAGCGCCAGCATCGTAATGTTTTAGGGGCATATCTGGCTGCTGGCCGCTGAGGTCTTTAACAATCAGGTCACGGGTAGCGATATAATGGGCCGCTTTAGTGAATGGGCGCCAGGTTTCCTGCCACGCTACGGGCGCCGTAGAAGCCGCAGGCGGGGTCTCTACCTGCGTTGGTACTGGTTCTGGCTTTGGAGGCTCAGGCGCGGTTACAACGGGCACAGGCTTCGGCTCGGGCAGGGCAGGCGGTTTGGTATCGCTTAGGTCGCTCCAGTTGAAGCCGTGGAAATTATCAGGCTGGCCAATTTTCTTGAAATCGCCAAAATCATCACTGGTCATGTAGTAGTCGGCACCCTTTGGCGGTATCGGATGGTGGGCTACGCCACTAATAAATACCTCGGTACCATAATCTAAATGGCCAACGCTCTTGAAGTCGCGCCAGGTCTTAACATTATCCAGAGACCACTTTTCAGCACCTCCCTCGCGGCTAATCCACATCCGTTTAGGTGAATTATCTATTACCTGGAAGGTAATACCATCAATGGTATTTTTGGTCCATACTTTTGGCTCAGGTACAGGTGCTGGCTCTGGGGCAGGCGCAGGTGGCTGGGCTGTAGCTTCGTCACAGTCAACGACATTATAGCCGTGGCTTGTTTCACCCTCTGGGATATAGTACGAGCCACCAAGAACATGGTGGGCTATCTGGGTAGTTTTAAAAGTGGTATTTGCGGCAGCACCAGCAACAGGGTTATTAACCATGGCTGGCCATGACCGCTGGTTTAAATCCCATAAGTGGGTATCAATTTTAAGCTGCTCAGTGCGCTCTGGTATGTTTTCAAGAGTAAATGCCAAAGCTTCTGGGGCAGGTGGTTTAGGCACAGGCTGGGCCTGGTGGCGCTCATATTTAGCCCAGGCAACAGGATTGCCATAAGGGCTGACTTTAGTAACACCGTCATAGGAGTCGACAATAGTATGCGAAGCGGCATCAGCTACCAGGCAGAAATGGGTAACTTTGTAACCAGTGCGCGGGCTGGTATAAACAAATTTAACGATTGCATCGTTGCTATCTGGCCAACCTGCGCCGCCCAGGCCTACTGTAGTGATTTCACCAGCATAAGATGTAACGGTACTCCAGTAGACATCGTCTAATGTACCCGCTGGCTCACTGGGGTCATGGGTATAAAGGTTATGTTGTATTAAATAATTGTTTAGTGTAGGTGGGTCGATTGGAATGCCGAAGCGCTCTAATAGGTTGCAAAAAGCCGTAATAAAACATCCAGCGTCGTGGATAGTATAGATACCACTGCCGAGTTTTTGCTGATAGTTAATCTGGGCATACATAGTTTTTCCTTTTGCTTATAACAGCAAAAGCTAGGCTGCTGTTTTTTTACATTTAGCGATGAAGTCAATCAGCGAATTACGCTTGCCGCCTTTAACAGGCATTTTTTCGTCATGTTTGTCGTCGCCTTGTTTGTCTGCGCGCACTGGGTCTGCCTGCTTTTTCTTAGCTTTTTTAAGGATTGCGCTTGGTGGCTGGGCCATGGTGTTTTACTCCTAATTAAAAACAACCTCAAAACCATAGTGGCTGAGGCCTAATACAGTTGCAATTATATAGCATATGCGCTATTATCCAAACATATGATTAAAGAGCCATTAATAGGCCTGCATCCTCTCAATGATTGTGTGTTGGTCGAACTCAAGCAGTCACGCAAAAACGTAAGCATAAAAGAAGGCAAATACGACACCCGTACTGAGGGAATTGTCGTTGATTTCGGCCCTGCCACAAGTAAGTCACTCGATATAGGCTATCCTTTAGCTGACCTATTAGGTAAGCGTGTCCACTTCGAGGAATTTAAGGAAGGCGCCCGCATTAAGCGTGACGGCAAGATTTACAGCTTTATAAAAATTGAAGATATACGGGGGTATGAGGATGAGTAAACTGACCAAAGACGTTATTTTTGACGATGACCTACACCAGAAAATTGCCAGCGGATTACTAAAAGCCTATAACGTCGCAAAAGCCAGTTTCGGCCCTAATGCAGGTAATGCCCTTATTGAATATCCTTACGGTGACCCATTAATCAGCCGTGACGGTGTTACCAACCTACGTAAACTTATTCTTGACGACCCGATAGAAAATGCCGCCGTCCAGGTAGTCGTACAGGCTTCTAAGCATAACGACCAGAGCGTGGGTGATGGTACCACTGGCGCCGTTATCCTGGGCTACCATATCTACACTGAGGGCCGCCGCCTGGTAGCCTCTGGCGTCAACCCAATGGTAGTCAGCCGCCAGATTATTGAAGCTGGCAATAAAGCCATCGAGCAAATTGATGCAATTAAAAAACCGCTTAATCCTAAGATGTTAAATAAGGTTGCCACGACTAGCGCGGGCGATGCTGCAATTGGCGAACTAGTGGCCGAGACTATCAATGCGGTCGGTGCCGATGGTGGCGTAACCCTTGAAGATTTTGCAGGCCGCGGCGTTTATAACGAAATTGTCGAGGGCTTTTATTTCCGTAAGGGCCTTGTCAGCGCCTACCTGGCCAAAGACCCAACCAACCTTGAGAGTAAGCACTACAAAGCGCCTATCCTGGTACTGGACAAGCAGCTATCCGAACAAGCTGAGGCAGCCGAAATTATGGAGCGCATCCTTGCTAATAATCTTAAAGAGCTCGTTATTGTCGGTTCCGTAGCAGGTGACGCCCTGGCATTTATCGTGCAGCTGCGCCTATCCAACAAACTGACTGTCAGTATTGTCGACCCACCATATGATGCCCGCAGCCTATTCTTAGAAGACCTGGCCCTAATGACCGACGCGACTGTAATTACCGAAGGTTTTGACGTTAACGATTTTAATGTCAGTATGCTTGGCTTTGCCGAAAAGGCAGTTATTACGACTATTGGTACTACCCTCCTGGGCCCTGATGGCCAGCAGGCCAAAGTTGACGCCCGTATTAAAGAGCTCAGGAAGCAGCTAGAAGAAGCCACCAGCCCCGTTGACATCGAAATGATACGCGGCCGCTTGTCACGCTTAACAGGTAAAGTAGCCATTATACGTGTCGGTGGTGCTACTGAAACAGAGCAAAAAGAAGTTAAGCTACGTGTCCAGGATGCTGTAGGAGCTGCCCAGGCGGCCCTCAAAGACGGTATTTTGCCAGGTGGTGGTACAACCCTAGCCAGGCTCGATGTCGGCTTTAAAGAGGCCTTTGAGGCGCCATTCCTGCAACTAGCCAAGAATAGTGGCGTTAACTCAGAACGGCTGTTGTTCCTGCTCCAGGACGCTCCAGAGGGCTACGGGTTTGACCTGCGCAACATTACCGACAAACCAGTTGATTTAATTAAAGCTGGCGTTGTTGACCCCGCCCTGGTAGTTAAAGAAGTAATTACCAATGCTGCCAGCGTCGCGGCCAAACTGCTAACTACCAGCTCTGGCATTACACTTAAAAACCGCGACGAGAAACACGACTGATGATATATGCGCTTATTCTGGGCGCTGTGCTGGTTGCAATTCTTATTGGAGTTGCTGGCTATATGCTGGGCCGCTACCAGGCTCAGTTAGTAGACAAAATACGAACACTGGAAGGGCAGGCCAGGGTAGAGCCCGAACCTGAGCCAGAGAAGCCAGTAGTCGCTGGCGGGGCCTACCAGCCACCTAAAGCCGTTAGTTCTATTTCCGATAAAAAGCAACGCGCTGGTTTGGTCGAGACCAAGACGCCTGAGCTGTTAGAATGGGAAAATAAGAACGAATTGGAAAATTTAGCCACAAGGGGTTAATATGGGTTTTATTGGTGCGGATGGGAAGTTTTACAGCGGGCAGCCTAAGATGGCTAGTATAGTACCTGACCGTGCTACTGTCTGGAAACAATCCGACCATGACCGCCAGCGGCAAGACCATAAGGCCGATTTAGTCAGGCCGTTCCTGCCAACTGGTGAGCCAAACCCAGAGTTTATAGAGCTCTACCCTGACCTGGCGCAGAACACATATCATTTTATTAAATCAGATGAAGAAATCAGTAAGGAGCAATAATTATGGGCCAACTAAAAGATGAAGCAATCAAGAACGAGACCGAAGACATCCAACAGCATAAACTAACCGATGCCGAAATGAATTATGTACGGCTTTTGAATATTGCCCTGCAGTACCATACCCTCGGCCAGAAAATCCTAAGCGGTTTCCTGTACTATGTCTGCACTACCCGCCTGGGTTATAAAGACGGTGTTAACCTGCAGTTCGAGCTGGACTTTGACAAACAGGACAACCTACTGACTATCAAGCTTTTGCCAGATACGATTACAGCCCCACCAGCTGCGCCACCTACGCCCGCGGCGGAATAATCCCCTGCCCTCTTGACAATTAAGAGATTTTAAGCGTATAATTAGCCTATGATACTAATAGCAATCATAGGCTTTTTACTTGTCTTTGGCCTAGCCGTAGGCGAGGAAATGCGCCTGGAAAATGAACGCCAGGAAAAAATCAAAAAGCAGGCTAGTAAGCTAACTGGCCAGAAATATTAGATAAGATACCGTTGGTAACACCTGCGGTCTGGCCATTCTGCATCAGCTGCGGCAATAGACTCATAGCCGCTTCTGGGCTGATGCCCATAGACTTGGCCAGTTGTGCCGCGGCAGCTTCTTGCTGGCCCTGGTAGGTGTGTGCTGCAGTGCCTGGGATAAGGGCGCTTATACGGCTTAGAATACCACCCATGCCCTGCGCGCCACCTGCATTGGCAAAACTGCCTGGCAGGCCGCTTAAAGCCGCGCCAGTAAGCTGGTTATGCTGCAGCTGCGGTGCCACCTGGGCTAGGAATGACGAAGCACCACCGCCCATGCTTGGAGCTAGGACTGCCTGGGCTTCCATGGCATTAATGAGGTCTTGGTAGCTGTGGGCCCCGTTAGCTTGTAATGGTTGTGTGCCGTCCATAGTTCCCCCCATTGTACCACCTACGCCCATACCTGCTACTGGCAAGGGGTCGGCTCCTAAGTTTGGTGATGTTGCCACGACGGAGCCAGCGGCTGGCGCCAGCTTTTCGCCCATGGCCCCGATACGTGATAATGTTTGTAAAATTGCTGGGTTCTTAGCTGAATGCGCCACGAAGCTAGCGGCATTGCCGACAACGCCCTTGTGGGGGCTGACAGTGTTAGCGGCTTCCAAAAGCGGGTGCGTGTCCATACCTGGGTTGTCCAGGCCAGCCTCGGTCGCGGCCCGTGCCTTAGCGCCAGTGGAAGTCACAATCTGGCCAACCCGCTGGCCTTCCTCGCCTAGATTACCGATGTTAATATTGCGGCTTAATTCAGTTAATAAGTCCTGGGCAGCCGTGCCATCGCCCTGCCCTGCTTTGGTTAATACGTTATTAAGATGGTCGGCCAGCTCCTGGCTACCTACGTCTTTGGCGGTAATGTTGCCCACCTGCCCTGCTAGTGCCTCATTGACTTCTGGGCGGTCATAGAGAGCTGTTTTTACCTGGTTTCGTACATCGTTAAGCACGTTATAAACGGCCCTCTGCTGGGGGTCGATTGCACCTGTGGCGGCAGTTACGCTAGGTTTGGCATCCTGGGCCAGCTGGCCTAGCTTGGTAGTCAGTGTTCGTAATTCGTTCGGGTCGCTATTTGACTTAGCTACGCCTGCGCCCAGGTCTTCTAACTGTTGTAACAGCTTGGCGGCAGGGGTATTGGCATTACCAAGGCGGCCACGGCTTAAAGCAACTTTTTCATAACTGCCTAAAGTACCACCCTCTTTAGCCAGGGCATCTTTAACAAGCTGTGGGAAATGGCTTAAATCAACAGGGCCAGAACTAGCTAAGGCGCTGTCCAGGGCGCTGTTTAGGATGTCGCCACTGGTATTACTGACATGGATTAAATTAGCTGGGTCGGTAGGGTCAAAGCCCATATTGCCAACATGGGCAATACTATCTTTAGCGTTATAAGCCTTCTGTAACTGGGGTGAAATATCTTTATAAGCATTGGCCACGCCCTCTATACCGTCTTCTGCCGCAGCAGTTGCAGCCTTGTCTGTAGCTACTTTTTCAGCACGGCTAGCCAGGGCACCCGAAGCTTTGCCTAAGAACTTGCCAGCCACGCCACCAGCGCCGCCACCGATTGTGCCTTCCAGGCCCGCGGTAACTAAATCATCGCCGACACCTTTACCTTCGGCGGCATTCTCGGCAGCTTTACCGCCAGCCGCGCCCAGGCCAGACAAACCAGCAGCGGCAATTAAAGATAAACCGCCTGTCTCAGGCGCCAGGAGCGTCCCCAGGACGGGTGCGGCCACAGAGCCGATAGTTGGCAGTAAATGCGTAAACCAGTTGCCTGAATGGGCTGGTTTTACGTCAGCGCCACTCTCTTGCAGGGTCTGGTGTAATTGCTCAGGCGTAAAACCTTTGGCCATCTCACCTTTTGCCCACTCTGAATAATTACCAAATTGGCTGGGGTCAACAGTAGCCCCGCCTTGTCCTGGCGTCCCCATGGTTGGCATACCAGCCATCTGTGGTGCGGCTGCGTTCGGGTTCATTAGAAAATACTACCTAATAGGTTTTTAGCGCCAGAAACGGCCTTGCCTGTAGTGTCAGTCCAGCCCCACCGACCGAGGTTAAGGGCGCCCTGTGCCAGGTCCTGGCCAACACGGCTTGAGCCTAGCTTATCAACTAGGCCTGGGCCGCCAGCATTAGCAGTTGGCGCGGTAGGCTTGGAGGCCGCAGAAGCGCTCTGGCCAGCCAGGTACTGCTTGTAGGCGGGACTGTTCATGTAGTCCTGGCCCTGCTGGATTTGCTGTTGTACCTGTGATGCCTGGGCACCGTATAGGGCAGCCTGGGCCATGGCAGCACTGGCGGCAGCGTACGCCTGTTTGGCAGCGGCATAGTATTGCTGTTGCTGGGCATTAAGACCACCTTGCTGGCTGGCAAGATTGTCGTAGAAGTTCATCATTGAAGCGGCACTATCGCGCTGGTTGGCAGCGTTAGCAAAGACCTGCTGCAGGCCGCCAAGGGTTTCATGCTCCCCTTGGATAACCTGGCCAGTGAACTGGTTAGCGCCTGTCTGGGATGTCTTATAAAGGTCGTGCAGGCTGTTAACAACGCCTTGGTTGGAAGCGATGTTGTTATTAAGCGAACCCAGGGCGCCCGCGTTGGCAGCCGCGAAGCCGCCCGCATTCATGCCCCACTTGCTGGCAGCAGTGTTGGCAAAATCGGAATAGGCGCTTAAAGCACCAGTAGCCTGGTTCAGGTTGTTACGGGCGGTAGTCATCTGGCCTTCGTCATAACCCAAGTCAGCTAGTTCTTTGGCCTGCTCAGTATGATACTGGTTGCCAGCGCTACCCTCATTTTTCATGTAGTCAGTGTAGTCGTTGACGTTCTTATTGGCAGCATCAGCCTGCGCCTGGTAGGTGTTGTACTGGCCACGGGCATCCGCGGCTTTGGCTATATAATCATTAAGCTGGGCCTGTCCCTGTGCTGCTGCTTGGCTTGCTAATGCTCCGAGGTCTACTGCCATAAATGTGTAATTTCTTTTAAAAATAAAATACCCGCAATAAGCGGGCTAAATTGCCTGTATGACGGAATTATAGCACTAACGCTAAACGACACCAATATCTTCTACAAATACATGCGGCGTAATCTGGACATTTGTACCTGTCAATAGGTTAGGCAGGCCAAAACCATCATTCCATTTAAGACAGACTATATATACGTTTGTGGCATCGGCAATAGCATACAGGACGCAGTAATCATCAACGGTGTGAGCCGACAGCTGGCCCTCATTCTGGAAGTAGGTTTGCGTGTTAGCGGTACTGGCCCCAGGATTTGATACGTAAAACAGGCATTCAACGGCTGGGCGGTATTTGTAGCCATGCGGGAAAAAATAAAGCACGGTATATTTATAGGGATTGCCGCCACTTGGTTCTGGCGGGTCATTGGTAATAAGCAGCGTTATTGTCTGGAAGGCCTTATTATTCTGGGTATCGAGCTTTATAAAAGGGATAGTGGTATTCATCAGCATTTTATTAGCAGCCGTACCCTGGCTGCCGCCTGAGCCGTCGGTGCCTGGGGCCGTGATAAAAATGCCTACATCCTGGCTCATCAGTACTGTACCGTCACTGGGTTAGGGGCAAACATCGGGTCACGCAGGATAACCAGGCTGGCGCCGTTGTCAGCATTTACGCCACTGTCGTTATAGCCAATATAGCTGGTGAAGCCGTCAGTAATCGTGCGAGGGTATGCCTGGGAGCTGTAGGGCGCTGGAATATATGAATTAACGGGGATGCCATACCCCGTGGCTATAGTGCTGCCTATCTTAATAAAACCGTACACCCAGACTGGGTTTTTAGTCCTGTTGGTGTATTGCACGACGCTACCAATGCCCGTGCCGACATTAGCCGCTGGCACCGTGGCCTGGGTCTTAACGGCCAGGATTAGCGGGCTCTGGGCGCGGCTATGTACCGTAAAATCACGCAAGTCCCTGCTGTTAATATCCTTATTTGGCTTCACTACCTTAATGCCAAAATTAGGGTCATAGGCCATATTAAAGCTGTCACCTGGGGCCAGGATGTAATCAATATCCTGAGTTAAATCTAGGTTGAAACATTTAATATTAAGCTTCGTGGCATTGCTCCAAAAAAGGCTCATATAATCATCAAAACCGTTCTGGCGGATATAAACATTGGTAGCGTCAACAGGCATAAAATAACGGAATGAGGCGGCCGTAGTGCCCCCAGGGTCATTACCAGAAGCCCAGACCATGCAGAGTGGTGGGAATTTAAGCCCGTGTGCGACAGATAAATTGCCCACTGGTTTGTCTATAGTAGTCTCAAATGCTATCGGTAGGCTGGGCCAGGACGAACTAAAAACCAGGTTATTGCCCGCTGACCTGTCGGCTGGGTAGCCAGGTTTGCTTATTTTTATACCTACGTCTGTTGGTACCGCTTTGCGGGTGGCATTATCCTGGTAAGTAGGCATTAGAAGCCCCCAGGGCTATACCCCATAACCATGCGCGTGAGGCCATTGCCATCCTGGATTGTATAGCTACCCTGTATGTTCTGCTGGCCCTGGTTCTGGCCAGACTGGATGTTAGTAGGGCTAGTCTGGGCCTGGTTGGCCTGGGAGTAAATAACACTCTCCAGAGACAAATAAGGAATAGTGCCAAAGGTATTGCTAACTTCACCAGTCATACTAGGCTGGATAGCAAAATTAACATTGCCAAAAGTGGCAGTGTACATTTCATACTGGCCACCAGTCGTATTTGCCGCCAGGTTTGAATTGGCTGTATCAGGCTGCATATTAGCTCCCCTCGGCTTGGTCGTCCGTCCTTAAATCCGCTTCCGATTGCAACGGGTCTATTTCCATTGTAATGCCAGTTATGGTAGGTACGCTAGCTGGGCTGCTGCAAGTACCAGTAAAGCCCCACTGGCCCTCATAAAAACGTTTGTTAATGTCAATCACGATGCTAGTATCACCTGCAGCAGGCGAAAAAGGCGCACCGCTGCCTGGGTCAGCCGTCACGGGCGTACCGCGTTCAAAAGCATAATAAGCTGTCAAAGTAGCGCCCGCGGGCCACGGCAGGAAACTTATTTTTAGGCGGCTGGCTTCTTTTTGCTTATAGCGTACACCACCGTCCCAAATTAGGCTGTCCCATGAGAATACTGGCGCGGCCGTGGAACTATTATTTATTACATCCAGATAATAGGTCGTAGTGCCGCCAACAGTCTTACGGCTGGCAATATACAGGGTATCGACGAAGTTTTTGAGCATGCCAATTTGTAAATTATTAGAGGCGGAATAGTTATAAGTCTGGTGGCTCATAGCATGACTGTAGCCAAAACTATTTGGATAAATCAGCTCGACTGCACCCCAGGAGTAAACGCCGTATTTAAGGCTGGTATTGGTAGTCATGCTCGGATAACCAATCATTAGCAGGTTGAAGCGTGGGGCCATCATATTAGGGTTAACAATAGTATTGTCGGTCGTACCCAGGTAATTAGTATTCTGGTAGGCAATCGGACGTACTTTAATGACCTGTTGGCCACCACCCCAGGCATAGAGCGCCCCCGCGCAGATGAAATAAGTAATATTATTAAAAGTGTAAACGCTATATGGCGCGCCCATGGGCAACTGGATTTTAAAGTTATAAGTCGGGTTCTGGCCATCCCAGAAATACAAGCAGCCCTCCTGGAAATTGCGGCTAGTGTTAGTTGACCTCTTCTCAGCCGCGATAACAAGGTACTGGTTATTAACGCTAAGGCTGTTTATTTCAAAGCCCGCGTCAATCGGGAAACGCTCCCGCTGCCAGACATTATTGCTAGGGTTGGCATCATTACTAAAGTTATAAGTACTGAGATACTGGCCGTTGCCAATGCACATCATAAAGCCGTTGCCCGTAAATAGGGTCGCTGGGTGCCAGCCGTTATTGGTCTTAACAAGGCGGTAGTTAAATAAAATCATGTCGGCCGTGCTGAGGTCGCTGGCCGTCAGGACGCCAATACGCATGGTATCGGCCGCCACTGAGCTGGTAGCATGCCAATGGTAGGCGGCACTTAAGCCTGACTGGATGGCACCCGTAAATGACCTAATACCTGGGGCAGTAAATACGAACTCGTTATAGCCAGTTGTCAGGCTGGCATGGTTTATCGTAACAGTGGCCAGGGCGCGGTTAAAACCGTCATGCAGAGTTAGCGTCAGATTGCCCGTGCCGACCGTCTTGACATAAATTGCTATGGAATAAAAAGGCTCTAAATCAGGTGCGAACGGGCACTTGTCGGTAGTGGCTTCGGATATGGCAGTTGGTGGCGCATAAGTATTTGTGCCTGCATTAGTAGTCACCTGGCTGGTGGCCGTCACGCCCTGGGTTGTAGCCAGGCTCTGCAGGTTGTTACGGGCGGCACCGTCGTAGTTGGTGGTAGTCGACTGGTACAGGTTAACGACGCCATTGGCGCTACTGGCGCTCTTGGCAAACTGCATGTCTTTAAGTGTTGGTGAGCTAGATAGAGGGCCGTACATACTGACAGTCTGCTGGCCCGTAATATACAGGAAATCCGACAACTGGTTATAGACCATGCCCGCGCCTGAGCCATCAGTCAGGGTTGCCACTTTTGTTAATACATCAGAGGTAGATAACTTATAAAGATTGCCCTGGTCACCCAATATCCAGCGGGTACCTGTCGGGTCTTGTACCATTTCAACTGGCAGGTCGACAAGCACGGCCGAAGCGCCGCTAAGTGCTACGGCACCTGGCAGGACGGACATCTGCGAGGCTTTGCTGCGGAAATCAAGGGCCTCGCTTTTATAAAAAGAACTGGCCACGCCGTTCTTAAAATCCAGCGACTCGCCACCCTCGAAGCTGCCGAGGTTGATGGTTAATTTGCCAGAGTCTTTGGGGCCTTTGCTTGACATATTTTACGCGGTTACATTCTGAGGCGGCAAGCCAAACAAGTTATAGGTATATGGTGTCAAATCATCCTGGGTGACACCAGTAGTTTTAGCAGCATATATCTTTTTGTAATCCTTGAGCGCTTCATCATACAGGCTTTTATAATCGGCCGAAGTAGCCGCATCTTTACGCTTTAGAAAATACCTGTAGCAGGCATAGTCAATAAGGGCCTGGTGGAAATCTTCGGGAATATCTGGGGCTGAGGCAATAATGCTGGCTACGCCCGTTTTAGTAGCCCCCTGGTAGTAGTTTTCAAGGGTTACGTGGGTACTGTCAGTATAGCCCGTAATCTGGTACCAGTTACCGTCAGAGCCATCAGTGACCGACAGCCACATGCCGACCATATTGGTATTAAAAGTGCCGCTAGCAGCGACAACGGTTAATGAATTATTTGTGACATTTAAAGTAATGCTGGTAGTATCATCAACACTCATATCTTTAAGGCGCGACTCGTAGGAAACAATCAGGCCATTACTGTAATTAACAGATGGCACTGGGTATAAGCCGAGCTCGTTGCGGCCGCGTATGAAGCCCTGGGTCGGGATGCCGACCGTCATGGCGGGCACCAGGTTAATGCGGTTCCATAGCTCCTCACTATCTATCATGGTGACAGGTAAGGTAAGCCCACCCGATGTCACCTTAACTGTCGTGATACGTACCATATCTTCTGGAAATGTGTAGAATTGCTGGCCCGATACCAGGTTGGTAGTTACCTCTTTACGGGTGTAATAACGACGGCTGGCATTCTTAAATTTACGGAGGGCGTAATTTATATCGCGCTTGGCCTTAGTTAATGCCAGGCTGCTGGTTGTAGCGCTAAAGCCGCAATTGTCAGCGACTTCCGTGTATAGTTGGGTGAATGTAAGCATAAATGTTTCTCTTATGGTTATTGTATCATCTTAAGTAGCACTTAATAAAAAGCCTGAAAAATGAGTTTTCCTTGGAGTAGAACCAACATTAAGTGCTACAGTTGCGTTGCCAACAATAAAGATTTCTATAAAATCACTGGCTGCTAGTGACATTAGTAATGCCCCTGAGCTTCCACCAGCAGTACCTTCGTCACCCCAGGTAAATATAGTACCGTTTTTGTATAATGCAGCAACGTTATCTGTGGTACCTGACACGGGTATGCCTACAGTCCATGAGAAAAAATAAAAACCAGCTATTGGCGCTGTAAATCGGAAATTAGTTACAGCATCAAAGTTACTGCCCGTATCAAAATCCTTAGTATCAAAATTTACTTTTGTAAAAGAGGAAGTGACGTTTTGTGCAGCATTACGATAAACACTGAATTTTATAGTGTTACTTTCTTGTATTGGAGTAAGTCGTGTTCGTGCCATAATTATCCCTTAAGTGGTACTTATTAAAAATCCTGTAAAGTGGTTATCTACTGGGCCAGCAGCAGCACTTATAGCAGCAGTACCAGCGGTAAGAATAACCTCTATCCAGTCACCAGCTGCTAGCTGTAGTATATCCGTAATACCACCATTCATTGAGCCAGAACTTGAAGTGACAATAGAACCTGATGACACTATAGAGCCATTTTTAGAGAATTGCATTAAATGGTAGGTCGAAGCATTAGTAATAACCTGGGCCGCCAGGAAATAAAAACCTGCGACAGGGGCAGTAAACCTACCTTTGTTGGTCGTAATGTCAACATTGCTGCCAGTATCAAAGCTGCGGGTATCATAAGCTAGAGTAGTCGCTACGTTGGCACTAACTGATTGCGCGGCCGCTTTATATACCCTAAATTTAACAGGGTTATTTATCTGGTAATTAGTAACCTTGGTCATATTATCCGCCTATCTCCACAATAGTAGTGGTCAAAAATTCCTGGTTCGGCTGGGAACTAGCACGTAAAAACATAGAACCAGAGGTAGCATTATAAAAAACTTGAGTTTTAATAGTATGCGTCCCAGGAGATAGGCCAGTCAAAACTATCAAACCGCCACCATTAAAAGGATTTGCAAAACCACCACCAGGAACAGGAGAATCCCCATACATAAAAGTCTGAGGCGTACCAGCACTATCTATGATTACGCGGGTAGAGGTAAATGAACCACCAGCATTACCCCCAATCTGTGCAGAACCTCGCAAACTAATAATAATAAGGCTCGTAGAACTTGTAACTGTGAAATTTTTGTTTGGTATCATATCAGTCCAGGTACTAACTGTTAGGGCAGTACCATTTTGTACATCTGTAGTCTCAACAGAAACTAAAGATAGCTTACCTAATACTGCAAAAGGAAATTCCGTATTAGCATTTAGCGGGTATAACTGATTAGCTGTAGCCGTTGCATTAGCATTTATGCCATCGACAGTATCGGCATTGCCGCTGGCCCCTGTAGCAAACTGATAATTTACACGTAAGACATCGCCTGTAAATGGTGCAGTCGTAAACGTAAAAGTACCTGACCCTGGGCTAGTTTCTGTATAATCCGTACCCCTGGCCTGGATAACACCGTTTAAAGACACTTCAAGCGTATTAGCTACATATTTATTTTGGAGCACGGTAAACAGCGTTGTGCTGCCATTTACCGTGCCAGATGGTGTCTCGTTAACAATTATGCTATTTGACCCCTGTACAAAACGGGTGGTATTAGTTGTCTCGTAATCAACTAATAGGACATCACCCGTTGCAGGGGCATATTGCATAGTAAAGCCCTGGGTTACTTCGACATAGTCAATACCAGAGCCTGGCGCTAAACGCTGGCCGTTCAAGTACACCTTAAGAGACCCCGTAGCAAATGTTGCCGCGGTCGTAAAAGCTGTATTTGAACCATTAATAGAACCACCAGGGGTCTCATTGCGTACCAGGCTGGTCGAACCCAGGGCGTCGACATACTGCTTGCTAGCAATACCCAGGTTAACCACTGGGTCGGCAGCCACGGTGCCCGTAGTTATAACAGGACTCGTAGACAAAACGACACTACCGCTACCCGTGCTGGTAGTTGTGCCAGTACCGCCATTTGCAACCCCTAAAGTACCTGTGACGCCAGGTGTGACATTAGCCGAACCGTTAAAAGTAGCCGATGAAGTACTGGCCAGGTTGGTCTGTATGGTGCGTCCTGTTGTCAGCGTAGCCGCCGACCCCGTAGTGTTCTGGTTTAGCGTTGGAATATCACCAGCCACTATGGCGCGGAATACTGGGTTGCCAGATGAGCCACTGGGCGACGCAAAAAACTGGTTAGCAGTAATATTGGTGCTTGATTGGCCAGTACCTCCCTGGGCCACGGATAGGGCGGTTGTAAGCCCCGACAGGCTGGTAATGTCACTATTGGCGCCTTTGGCTGCTTTGGTGTCCAGGGCGGCCTGTAAATCGGTCTGGCTGGATAATGTACCCGTAATCGAACCCCAGACCGCGGATGTAGGGGCGGCAATCCATTTAAGGCCACTTGCCTGGGTGCTGTCAGCAGATAAAATCTGCCCGTTACTACCAACAGGCAGGCGCGTATCAGTCGTGCTATATACCCATATATCACCCTTGGTGGTCAGCGGCGAGGCACCCCCGCCGCCTCCTCCACCTGTGCCATTGGACGCAGCAGTTATACGGCCTTTGGCATCGACAGTAATATTGGCATTAGTATATGAGCCTGGGGTCACTCCAGTCGCGGATAGGCTCGGATTAGGATAATTGCCAGTTAAATCACCACCAGCGGCACCAGCGGCACCTGGGTCTTGCCAGGAGCTTGTACCATTTGAGCTGGAAGTCAGTACCTTGCCTGAGCCTCCAGGCGTAGACGCGCCCGTGCCGATTTTGGCCTCCAGGGCCTTTATGGCGCTGTTTGCCGTGCTGTGCTGGTAATCGTGGTCTAATAGCGGGTTAGAGTTTTCCGTGATGTCAGAAGCGCTAGGATTGGGTAAAGAGGTGTTGTCATCCAGGCTGCCTGGGAAATTAGTGCCACTCATGCAGCCGCCCAGGGTGTCGTATTAAGCTGGTTCAATTGGTTGCCTCTGACAAGGTTATTGTAGGTCGTGGCCGCACTGTTATATGGGATATTGGTGTCGTCGTAAAAATAAGTCTGCAGCCCCTGGGAATTAATAGCCCAGGAGTCAGCATTTTTAGCGACAGGCGTATAGGCGGCAGGGTTTTTGGTAATATTATCAGCCCACTGTGACTGGACACGGGTAGCAGGCGTCCAGGAACTGGGCGGTTTGACATCGTTATTAGTCCAAGGGGTGGGGGTTTTCATCGCCTGGCCTTAGTTAGTTTTAAAGTGTCTGGAAAAAGAAGTTAAGGGCAGCAGTACCAGTTACATAAATAAATTTCTGCCTGGCCACGTTGATAGTAATCGGTACACCAGCAGGCTGGGCATATGACTGTGATAGGGCACCACCAGCAGGGCCTACTTCGCTAAACTGGAAGGCCGCGGTACTTTGCATGGTCATGGTTACGGCGTTAGGTGGGATTACCAGGGCAATAGCATTGGTCGACAAGTTAGCAGTCGGGCTAGTGACATCCTGGCTTGGGTCAGGCGTAGATAATGCACGGCCTGTATAGTCCTGGGTTAATATAGCGTTGGCATATGGGATTGCTTCGCGGTTGCTATCTTTAGGGCTAGAACCAAACTTATTAGGTGCGGGCCATGCGGTCCATACATTTGTGCCTGGGGTTGCGTTTCCTGACATTGTTTTCGTGCTCCTGATTTTAAATAAAAAATAGCCACCAAGGAGGGGCTATAAGTGCCTATGACAGTGATTATACACTAAAGCTTATGCTATGCCATGGCCTGGATAAACTGGTTGCCACCAGACAGGGATGTAGCCTCGCGCTGCATGGCCTCTAAATCTTCGGTCAGAAGCCGTTTATCCCTAGCTGCGGTGCGTATATCGGTCTTGAGCTCCCGCAGCTGTTTTTCGGCTAGCAAAATGTCATGGCTGAGGCCAAGTAGTTTAGTGTTACCAGCTTCGACCAGCTCGGCAATAGCTGTCTCCTGTTGTTTCTGGTACTTCTTACGTTCACTTATAGCCTGGTCAAGGGCTTTTAGTTCGGCCTCTTTAGACTGTTTACTTTTTTGATGCACCTAACGTCTCTTTTGCTGGTTTAGCTGGTGCATCTGGGTCGGCGTACTCAACAGGGGCTAGGGCAGCACCAATAGTTGTTTTAGGCTTTGGCAGGTCATTCTCAATAGGAGCGCTGGGCTGGCTGGCCACGGGCGCGTCGACAGGCTGGACGGCGGCGGTATCAATAGGGGCTGGTACAGTCGCCTCTACAGGAGGCTGGGCTTCCATGCCCGCGAAGGTCGGTACTGCTTTGCCTAGATATGCCTGCTGCAAAAAGGCCTCCTGGAGCCCGCCATCGGCAAAGTTGAAATTCTTAGGCAGATGCTCATTCTTTTCATTAAACTGGGGCTGGGTAGGGTCAGCAAAGCGCTTGAGGGTCTTTTTGGCAGTGACGTTCTTGTACATGACATCAAGGGCCATATAGGCGCTGGCGCCAACTAATACCTCGGTCTCGCCAGCTGGTATCATCCACATTTCTGGCTGTTCACGGCTAATCATTTTTTGCATGCCGTCTTCGCTAAACGACTCCTGCTCGGAGTCAGCAGGCAGGTATTGCCAGTAGATAGGCTCATCGTCGATATTTTTAATGGTTACGAATTCCTGGGGCTTGAAAAGGCGCATTAAGCGCTCCTGGAAGGGTATAGAGTTTTCGATTTTCTCTGTACCGTAAAGTTTTGGCGCGCCGCCTTGGCCTGGCTGTACCTGACCTGGTTGGATTTGTGGCATTTGTTAGGCTCCTACTCCATTTAGGCAGCCTGTTAAGAGACTAGTACGAATGGCCTGATACGGGCTGCGTGTATTCATGTAGGGTTAAATATATCACAGCATAAGCAAGTAAGCAAAAGACCCCTGGTCGAAGAGGGGTCTTTTAATTTGCTAACAGGGGGACTAGGCGACGCGGCGTAGAGTAACCGTGACGCAGCAGTTGGCAAGGCTTGTTAGCGTACCTGCCAGGATGATGTTGATACGGCTACCTGCCGTAATCGTAGTTGGTGATGCAATCACCGTGCCATTTACTGGCGTGTTGGTCGTACCAGACAGGGAAACTGTACCTGTTAACTGGTTAGTACCAGAACCCTGGGCTACGCCAGAGCCTGCTACTTCAACCTGTAATGTACCAGAGCTAGAGGCCGTACCGTAGGAAACTGCGACCGCAGCCACCTGGAATGAGCCACTAACATTATCTGGTACAAATACTGTTTGTGACGTACTTGACGCGCCGAGGCCAGTGACCTGTAAGGCCTCATAAACTGGCAAGATTTCCATCAGGCCAGCAGCAGCACCCCCGGCGGGGGCCTTGGAGTCAATGACTGCTCCAAGGCGTAGGGCTTCGACGTATTTACTTAATCGCTTCATATTGCTGATTTACCTTCCGCCCCTTATTACAAACAGTTGATTTTAGCTTCGGCAACCGTGCTAGCCGAGATAGCAATACGTGCAGTACCAAGGTCGGTGCTTGTGGCACCAGCGGCAACAACCGTACCCGCAGTTGTTGAAGACTGCGCAAATGCCGTACCTACAGACAAGGTACCACCAGCGTCGTTAGTGACGAGGGCAGGACCGACACACTGTACCCAACCGTAGTTGGTAACAGATGCGCTGTTAGGAACCTGGACAATTGTAAATCCAGCAGCGGCGTTAAGGGTTGTTGATGGGGCTACGGCGCTGAATGGGTTAGCAACGAGGTTAACCGTATCAGTACCAGCTACCAGGGTGCTGGTGTTGCGCAGTGGCTCACGGCCATCGAGGATAACCGTAAAGGTGGCGCTAGCCGCAGCAGCCGTGTTACCACGGATTTTGTAAAGGATAGGGCCCTGGTTGGTACCCGAAGTCTGCTTGACTTCAAGATAGCCCTCGGCGAACTGGTCTTGGGTAATCGCGGTCGCACCGTTAGTTAGAACAATAGTAAATGAGCCAGCTAGCAAGTTGGCTGCAACCTGGCCACCCGTACCTACGGCTGTAATAGCCAAGGACTGGTAGTTAGCAACCAAAGCGGCAGAGACACAAAGCAGGCCTGGGGCAATAGTGGAGGTACCACCAAAGCCAACATAACGGAACATGCGCCCGTCAGCGGTGGCTCCAATAGTGCCGTAAGCTTCCTGCTTGGTTGTGGTCAGCTGGTTGAGGTCGGTTGCGGTTAGTTGTCGTACACCTGATTCCATGAGATTTTACCTTTCCCTCCTAACCTTAGTTAGAAGTAATCCCTGTTAATTTACCATTACGCCGTGGCTGGCGGTGGATTAGGTTACCCATAAGGATAAGTAAACCAACTTCACCGTAAGCGTTAACAGGGCTCATCAGTTCGCGGAACTGGAAGGCGCTGGGCATAGGCACATTTTTGTAAAAACCTTCGGTCACTTCGACAGTTGAGGCAATTTGGTTGAGGTCGCTGTCGACTAGGCGGGCAAATTCCAGGTAGTACTCGTTCAACCAGTAGTACGTACCAGAAGTACAGTTGTCGTCAGCAACAAGTGGGCGGCCGCGGTAAACGAGGGCGTTAAAGCCTCCGAAACCTGTCAGACCTTCGCCTGGCTTGTTAACACCACCTGGAGGGGTGCCACCATCGACACGGTCGTAACCGCGGATGCCGATAGTTTCATAGCGGCCAGAAATCATTGGCTGCATCAGGCCTTCAAAGAATGTCCAGCCAGCCTTAGTTGTTAGACCAAGGGTAGGGCTCTCCATCTGGGAACCTGCGGCGCTGACGTTGTCGAACTCGCTGGAAGCGTAGTCGAGTGATACGGCACCGTTGGTAACAGGGGTGCTGTCACCGTTGATATAAGCGTTGGTCGCGCGGGTGATACCACCGTAGCTAGCCGAGTTGGCACCGTTGTCAACGATTAGGCCAAGACCGTCAAAGTCCTTGCCCGAACCGAAGCCGTAGAATACCTGGCCGTTACGCTGCATAGATGAGATTTTAGCCTCGTCCATGCGGGTAGCAAGCAGGCGCAGCACAGCTTTTTCGCTGTTGCCGTTAACCGCCTTTTCGATACCTGGTACAACAACTGATTGCTCATCAGCCGCGACGTACCACGTTAAGATACGGGTGTTGTTAGTAGCACCAGTTGGGAACTGGTCCATACCTGCGAATGAGCCACCAGTACTGGAGTTAGCAATACTAATTGGCTGGTTCATCGTGATGCCCTTCCAAGTAGCTGGCTTGCTCAAGACCTTGGCAAACAGGATATTAGAGTTGTTGATTTGGTCGACAATACTAGGCAATATCTCTTGGTAAGTGATATCTGCGACTCGGTCGGTGAATATGGTACCCGCCATAAATATAATTCCTCTTCTTATTTTAAATTAAAACAGCCTATAGCGGTTGGGCTATAGGCTGCCTTTGGAATTAATAGTATATGCCCAGAAGCATAAAAGCAACACTATTTTTTGTCAGTGGCAGAAGTGGACTTTTTAACAGATGAAGGTTTGGCATTCCCGTCACTTGCAGTATCTTTATCACTCTCAGGCGTATAGGTTTCGCCACCCTCTTTTTCAGCTTTTTTGGCGGCTTCAATGTCGGCTTTTTCCTTGTCGGAAGGCTCTGGGCTCTGGCCAACAGATGCTGCTTCATCAGCCGCGGCTGCGGCATTGGCGTCGTCGATATTCTGGCGCTCAGGCGTAGAACTGTCATTGGCATCATCGGGCATCTGCGGCTTGTCGTCGGCTGGCATGGCACCCGCTGGGGCAACTGGCGTGGCTGCGCGGGCGGCGGCCTCTTCGGCTACCTGGGCTGGGCCAGCCATGCTGCCTACAGGAGGCATTAGCGGCGGCGCTGGGGCATTTAAAAGTGGTGTAACATCGGCAATGGCATCACTCAGGACGGTAGATTGCGGTTTGTTATTAAGATGCTCGACAAGTTTTTCGCCCTCATCCTGGCTGATTATATTCTTAAGTACCAAAGTAGCAATAATAGCGTTCGCGTTCATGTGTCAGGCCTCCTTTAAAAGTCTTCGTTATCAATACGGGCAAGTATATCACGGGTAGTAGTGCCTGGCCGTACGGTAGGTTTCACTATATTGCTGGGGCTGGTGCCGCGGTTGCTTGGGCCACGGTTAGCCTTATTCAGGCGCTCATCATCCTCAGCCTTCTGGTCGTCATCAGCTTTTTTGGCAGCCTGGCGGTCTGGGTTGCTCTTTTCCCACTTCTCAAAAGCTTCGGCAAAACCAATATGCCTGTAAGGGCGGCCCTGCTCATACTGCTTAAGATAGTTTTCATTGGTCTTAGTCATTATGTCAATAACTTCTGCCATCTGGACAGCTTCGGGACTCTCATCAAAACCAGCCTCACCAGGTCGGACGCTGAATTTTGGGAAGCGTCCCTCTTTTTGGAGGTCGGCCAGGTCATCCCTGATGCCGTTATTCTCACGCTCCTGGAACTCCTGGGCGGCTGTCTGGCTCTGGTTATTCCTAAAAGTACCGAGTAGCTGGTTGGCTTTGTTTTCCAGGCTCTGGAAGCCACTGGTTGCGGCAGCTAACTGCTGGTCGTTGGCAAACTTGAAATCGGCAGGGATATCATTAGGGCTGTAGGCCTTAATTTCCACCTCTTTGGCGTTTTCACCTTCACCACGGATGCCACGGATAACAATAGGCTCACCGATATTGTCGGCAATAAATTTGGCTTCATCTGGGCTCAGTTGGATGCCAGCCGAGTCCTTGGGCGGCTCATTGGTGGCAGCTGGAGCTGGTTCGTCAACTTCTAACGCGTCGTCAGCAGTAAAGCCTTCATCATCCTTTTTAGGGTCGTCAGGCTTTTTCTCTTCGGGCTCGATACGCTTGCCGTCTTTGTCGTATTTGGGTGTATCATCTGGCTTATCATCGGGTTTTTTACTGTCGTCGCCAGCTCCTGGCTTGCCAGCATCATCATCTTTGGCAGGGGCTTTTGGGTCATCCTGGCCAGTTTTCGGCTTATCATCATCGGTTACTACAATTCCAGCCTCTTCGGCTTCTTGTTTTGCTATGGCCTGTTCAGCGATTTGGCTTGCTGACTGCATGGGCTCTACTCCTTAACTTATTAACTTACTATAACATAGGTAAACTACCTGGATTACCAGGCTGGGGCATCAGTGCCTGCCCTGGCGCGGGGATAGGCCCACTGCTAAATACACTGCTAGGGGTCGGTGCAGGCATACCCTGTGGAGGTACACCCATTGGGCCAGCGGGAGGTAGGGCCCCAGGAGGTGGCATAGCACCTGGCATCTGCGGGCCAGCTACGGTACCAGGCTGTCCAGGGCCCGCACCCATATTACCAGGGGTTTGTGGGACAGGCGCATTGGGGTCAGGTAATTTGGCACCAGGACGCAGGGACTCACCAGTTGGCGGGCCAATTTCGCTTGCCTCTTCAAGGGCCAGGCGCTCTTCTAAGCTGTCAATACATTTGTTGACGTACTTAATAAACTTGTTCTGGATAGACTTTTTAGCCTTCAAGAAGTCGTCATTAATCATTAGTTTGCGCAGACTTAGTACGTATTCTTTGCTTGGGTTCTGTTTGTCATCAACGTCTTTGCCCGCCAGAATGTCGCTAAATGCCACATAAGCCTCGGACTCGTCAATAACATCAAGGGCGTCACGGGCCAGGGCCATTGGGTCAGCAGATTGCTTGGCCCAGTTGTCATACAACTGCTGGGCATTGTCCAGTTGCAATATCTTGTAGGCATCCAGGAGGCTGATAGCTTTTTGCTCAAGCAGTTTAAGAATAATGGCCTCGATGCGTGACCTGTCTGGGTTGGCAGGCTTGGAAGCTTTGACGCGTATGCCCGTATGGATTAATTCACGGCGCAGGGTAATAAAATCAAATTCACCGTCACCAGCATCATAGGTAAATTCATGCTTGTTGGTATACCAGACAATGGCCATCTGTACGTAATACTGGTAGGCCTGCCCCAGCATGCGCGTAATGGCCCTGACCATCATATCCTGGCGGCCAGCGGCCTGGTTCTTTTTAATCATAACTTCGCCCAGGGTTGGGTCACCATCGTCGGCCTGGGAGCCTGTAAAATCGGTTGGCGCGCCCATGAGGTTGCCAATCTGCATGCGGGCGTCCATTTTGTCCTGGATGACATATTGTGGCAGCACCTGGGCCTGCAGCTGCATGACCAGCTCACTCAGGCCTTTGCCGTCATCGTTGTCAACAAATAATTTCTGGTTAGGGTCGCCCGTAATATTCTGGCCATCATCCTTGGACAAACCAGAGCTGGTGCCAATAACTAGGATGCCGTTGGCTTTGTCGGCATTCTCGGCAATCTGGCGGCCGCGGCGCATCAGGTATTTCTGCATTTCAGCGGCCTGCTCAAGCGGCGTCGTGGAGTCGATAACATGGGTGCCGTAGTTGACCAGGTTACCAAAAATATATGGCTTCTTAGGGTATTTCAACAGGTTAAGATTGCTTTTAGCGTACAACCAGTTAGGGTTGCGCATCTTTTCAAGCACGATGTTCTCAAAGTACCAGACCACACCCTCCTGCGGCTTATTGTCTTTGTCATAATGCGTCACCCAGACTTTGCGGATGGCAATTTCCTGGGTCATCTGTTTGGGGGTCTTGCGCTGGATGCCCAATTTGCTTAGGATTTCTTTTTCCTTCTCTGGGAATTCATTAATAAGCTCTTCTGGGCTTCGCTTTAATACGTGGCAGACAAAACCAGGGTTTTTGCCTAGCTTGGCATTTTTATCAAGTATCACATGCTCAGGGTCAACGTGCTCTAAAACTATTTCGTCAAGGTCTTTGTCGTAATAAAAGTGGCCAATGGCAATACGTTTGTTAAGGATGTCGCGCACCCATAGCTCGGCCAGGGACTCGATATTAACGAAGTCCAGGACATCGCCGCCAAAGTAGCACTTAATGGCTTTTTCCAGGTTACCAGCAAAGATTTTATGTATCTCCTGGTCGCCTGCTGGGATAACTAGCGGGCCAGCAATCTGGCTGGTCACATAGGACACAATCGACTCTTCGCCGACAAATACCTGGTTTTCCTTATACTGCTTCTGGTGTTTGTATAGGCCAGACTCATCTATCTTACCCAGGTGCATGCGGGTATTTTCGGCCCTCTGGTTCTTTAAATCGAAGCCCTTGGCATCATTCCAGTAAGCCTCACTATCGTTAATCCGCTGGTTAAGATTGCGGATAATGTCTTTGTCATCCAGGTCAAGGCTAAGACTGCCAAACTGGTCAATCTGGCCCTGCTGCTGGACTATATTATCAACATTTGCGTTGTCTAGTACTGGCTGGGTTCGGTCGTATTCAATAGCCATAAATGCTTATTTAACTCTTTTCAATAACTAATAACGAAGCCTTAAGCTTAATCATACTACAGCTGCCCTATTTCTGATACAGTATTTTATAAATAGACTTGCAGGAGTGGCACTTATGTTCTGTAAACTGGCTGCCTGGCTCTAGCTCCGTGAAGCTGGCCCCAAAGGCATTACTAAGCAGCATATGCTTGGCATTATGCCTGAAAACAATGCGGCCGCACCTTGGGCAGCGGAATGGCAAAAGCTCAGTGACTGGGCTCTGGCTAGCATAAATGTAGACGAGAAACTGCATTACTTATCACCGCCATAGTTAATGCCAGTGGCTTTAATAGTCTCGCCCTTCAAATAGTCATCAAGCTTGCCAATAAGCGTGTCGCGGATGCGGGCATTTTTCTTAATGTAACAGAGAGTGAAGTGCGGTTTGTACTCTGCAAATGTATCAATATGCGGCAGGAAACTCAAGCGGGCCCTGGCCTCGGCAACTTCTTTGGTCACCTTGACATGGGCCACTATGCAGTAGTACGGCTCATCATCCAGGGGGCTCTCGAAAAACCCGACATGGTCAATGGTCACATCCTTGGGTAGTTTGTCGGTCGGCAGGACAGTGTCAACGTGCTTTTTTAATTCATCGCCCGAACGAAGCAGGCCAAATAAAAGCGTGACATGAGGCGTCTTAGCCGCCACGTTGCCGTCAATCCAGAAATGGTCTTTATTTTTTGCATAGTAGAGTACTGACTCGTTAATTTTAAATGTCTGGGGTTCTAAATCCAGCATAATACACCCTAATTTGTTAATGTCATAGCCAAGGTCTTTATACATGTCTTCAAAGTCGTGGCTGTTTAGTTGGGCTGGCATTAGAAGTTTTCCTCTTCTGACTCGACTAGAGCCTTTTTAATATTTACCTGGCCACCTATTGCCATGCGGTCTGGGCCAACTAAGAAGCTCTGGCGCGACATGTCATGGGCTGGCTTAGGCTGGACGACACCAGCGCTGCGGGCAGGGTCAGGGAGCTTGAAGTTGACCGCCAGGTACTCGGTAGCCGTCCTATGGTGGCTAGTCCAGTCATGGATAGGCAGGGCGATTGCCGTTGTTGCCTGGCTAGTGGCTTCACGCTGCGGGTAACGGGCCTGGTCAATCGCGTCCAGGTAACCATTAAGCCCAATAATATCAGGTGTCTCATTAACTTCGATACCCTTTTGCAGCATAACCTTGGTCGCTTCACGCCTGTTGTAGAAGGTATTGGCCTTGGTGTTGCTCTGCACGTAAATGCCTATCTTGGCCAGCTCATTACGGACACTGGTTAATGTCTTGCTGGTCATGCTGCGCTTGCTGGCATCGGGGTCGCCGTAATGGATGGCTGGCTTGAATTCCTTGACACGGTCGATGGCATCCAGCTCACTTGGCGTGTACTGGAACATGGAGTCAATCGGGTTGCTGCCCTCCTGCGGGTTGGGGCTTGGGAACAATGGGAAAAACCATTGTATCGGCATGTCGGTGCGGCTAAAGGCATCTACCAGGCGCATCTTACCGTTGGTCGGGTTGTACTGCCAGAACTGCAAGGCGGTGCCATCAAGGCCGAAGTCCCAGGTCACATACAGTGGCCATTCAGGCATGTAAGGGAAATTGCCGATAACGCGGTTACGGGCCTCTGGGTAGACGATGCCCTTAACTGAGCCCTCCCAGTCAATCATAATCTCGCGGGCAAAGTCTTCTTTGCTACGGCGCTCCCTTTGGTCTTTTAGCCAGGTAGCAGTTTTACGGGGGTCAAGATAGTGCGGCAGCTCGATAACCTTAATCTTTTCCCCGTCAGTACCAAACCGCAAGCGCTTGGCCTTGGTGCCAGGCCTGATACCAGGGGTCGTGATAACAATACGGCAGTTGGTCGTGTCGGCCGTGCTACCCCAGGCGGAGTCGTCATTATCCCAGAAGGCGAACTCATCTAGCAAGATAGCCTTCTGCCTACCACCACGGCTAAAGTTAGGGTTGCTCGACTCACCAGATATGGAGTTACCTAGTTCTGGGTTAAGCAGCTTCATGCTGGCCCGATGCACCTTGCTATTAAAACCTTTGGGCATGACTAGCGGGTTGAGTCGGCTGGTCATATAATCCAACTTACCAAACAGCGACTCCTCTTTGTTATTTAAATCATCGCCGCCCTTGGTGCCACCCACATTGTCGACATAATCCTCTTTGCGTGAACCGACTAAAAAGTTAGAGGCTTCCCTATATTTCCAGTACCAGAGCAGGACGCCTAGTACTGTGTAGCTAACACCCATTTCACGGGTCTTATCGAAAAATATGTCGTAGCCCATTTCAATGGCCCGCACCAGTTCGTTAACAATGCGCTCCTCTTGGTAATCAAACAGCTTGAATGGCCAGTGGTATGGCGCCCGCTTAGGGTCAAAGGTATAAAGCATCGTATTAAAAAACAGTACTGGGTCCTGGCTGCAGTCATAATCCAGCTTGAGTATTTTAGCCTTAGCAATCTCTAAATCAGATAACTTGCTCATATATGGTTACTTTTCCGTGGTAGGTTTTGTATAAAGCCGACATATCCAGTACCTATCCTGGGTGAATATATCATTTATGATGTTACCTCGGCCTTTTCAGCTTCGGCACGGGCAAGAACTGCATTAATCTCTTCAATGGACATGCCACGCTCAATCTTCTCACCATCACTAGTCAGGTCAAGTTTGTCGCCATAACGCTTGGGCTTCATTTTGGCCATAAGGAATTTACGGGTATCTACCCTTAATTTATTTCTCTGGATAGCGGCATTCACCATTTTATTATCGTTTAGGCTGACAAGTGGCTCATCGGCAATATCCAGAATATCTTCGGCTAAAGCATCGGCCGCCTCTTCTTTGGCGCGCGTGTATTGGTCGCGAAAATCTTGGGCCCAGTCGGCCGTATTTGAAGCCGACAACCACCTAAATACCTGTGCCTTATCTGGCATTCCTTCATGCGCACATGCAGTACGGAGGCTCTCACCTTCCGACAAATAATCACATAACTGTGCTGCCAGTTCTGGTGTGTATTTTGTGGGGCGGCCTCTGCCCTGAGTTGATTGGCCTGCTGCGGGCTCTTCTACGCTCATATTGATTTAGTTATACCATGAGCGTTAAAGCTTTTCCAAATCAACCAGAGGCAATAGAGTATTTATTAGTCTGTTTGTCGTAGTGGTAATAGCCTTGGTGTTCGCCCTCGGCCACATAAAATGTCACGTTAGTTGGCGTATTCTCAACCACTATAGCCTCATTACCATCAGGAGCTGTAAATTTATAAGTTTCCGCCTGATTGCGCATTAGCTGGTTTGTCAGGCAATTACAGATAGTGCAGCGCGTACAGTACATGCTAACAACATGCTCATGTGGCGTATGCCTTTTACAGTTCGGGCAGTAAAGTAGTGTGCTAGTGCTCTGGGTCATTAACCCTATTCTAGCAAAGCTTAATCTTTATAGGGCAATGCTGGTTGGTAGTTTATAGCTTTTTTCTTTTGTGTAGTCGGGTTAGCTGCGATGTAGCTTTTGGGCGCATTCTGCCTATTTAAGTAAATCTTACTGATGTTTTTAACGAAGGCCTGCTGGGCCTTGGTGCCTTTTATTTCACCATTCTTAACACGCCAGATAGTAGCGCCCTGCTCGGCACTAACGAATTTAGTCTGGTGGTTCTTTAGTAAAATAAATGCCATATGTTCGTATTATGTATCTGTTTAACACTTTAAGCAAGCTGCAGTAACGACAAGTAGTTATCTAGTACTGCCATGTGACTAGAAAAATTCCCCTGTCGTTACTGCAGCGCTGGCATTGGCAGGATGCGTAACTAGGGTGGGCTCTGCTTACCAGCTAACTCCCAGGAGCACGGGTTTTAAACTACGTTCGGGGTCTTACTGCTTATGCCCCCACTCCTGGCAGCTGCCGATTGCTCAAAGTTTAAACAGATGGCAGCATTGGCCCCGCAGGGTATGTAGGATATACCTTAATCTTTACCTGCAGGGTGGGCGCTGGTAGATGGCTAGAGCGTCTAGCTTCCCTGACCTCATCTTATGAGAGCTACCAGCTAACTGCAACAAGCAACTATACGCAGGGTCTAGAAACGTTTGTGACTAGAAAATACATACACTTATTGCAGCTGCCATCTGTTTAATTTGGCTAGCTATAGCCAACGGCAAGTTGCATGCACCTTCCGAATCGAACGGACGACCTACACAGGTCGGGTACTTACCGCCAGCTATAGTTCTAGTAACGGTGGCGGAGGGCAACGCTGATAGCTATACGCGCACCTGCCCATATCCTTCGGAGGTTATAACTTCTCCTGTACATACAGCCAGGGTCAATACTTCATATTGCTCCCTCCCACCGCTACTAGAATTTAACTAGCCAAATTTGATTGTAAATGTGCTTAGGCTGTTGGCTGCCGCGGGGGCCATTACCTGCTTTGTGACCCTGGCATGTTTGCCTACCAGGGTATCAGGCACCAACTATATTATTTTAAAGCCTGTCCCCGCTGTTGGGTATTTTTAATCGCAAAGCTTCTTTGCCGATTTCTAGGGTGTCTTTTGAAAATACACGCCTGTAGTGGTCAGCAGCCTGCAGCTCGGTTATCATCGAAGTGTTGAGACCGCCATTTTTACCGCGCCAGTTAGGGTAGTGCTCGAGCAGGAATTCTAACCAGTCTTCTCGGTCGATACGGCTGATGATGCCGTGTTTGCGGCTAGTAATGCGGTAGCCCTGCTGGGCGTAATTAGGTACCTTGCTCATAGCTTGCGGCCCTTCTTAATCAAGTAGATTATCGTATTAAACAGGTAATTCTGCATGCTCCTGGTCCCATCGCCAAAGCCAGTTTTGTGGTGTATGACCTCTTCTAGCAGGGTTGTTTCCAGTTCATGGCTCTGGTCGCCTAACAATCGGGTGCTAAGTATAATTTTACCCTTGTCGACTGTACCAAGTATCGCATTATCCTGGAAGTCAGCCATCTGCACGGCAGCACGGTTAAAGGTCAGGCCTGCCCCTTCTAACAAGTCCATGGATTTATTGACTGGGGCCATGTCCACATCATCCACTACCGTATAGGGCTCGTCATCCTGGCCAACCACATGCACGGCTTTGCCGAAACATTCCTTAAGCTTTTTAATCAATATATCTGGCAGTACCAGGGTAGCATCGGTCAGGTCGTAGCGGCCAGCGTTGTCGAACGGCACAAGCTTGCGGTTATCTATAGCAGTCAACCATGCAGGGCTAAATTTAATACCTGCGGCATAATCCCAGAAGTCGCGCTGCCATTCCGTGTACTCGGTAGTTTCGCGGTGGCTGCCAAGACTGATGAAGTTTAGTACCGTGTCCAAGTCGGCTTTAGCTAACAGGCTGGCGCACTGGGCCTTGGCCTCCCAGGAGTATTTGGCTACACGGGACTCGTTAATTTCCAGGTTGCGAAGGTCATAGTCATACAGGCTGTGCTCTTTATTGCTGTAGGCCCTGATACCCTTACGGAAAACAGTAAAATACGGGTTGGATGGCAGCTTGGGCAAAATATTACCTTGGGCCAGCTTCTCCTTGATGGTGCGACTGGTCGTAAAATAGTCATTCCAGTTTTTAAATATATCTTCTAGCTTGCCACTGCTCATGTCGATATAGATTTTGGTGGTACCAAATTCAGGCTCGATTTTAGCGTTGACCTTCATGCTGCCGCCCTCGTCAATGGTATTACTATAGATTTCGCGGATAGCAAACCAAGGCTCCCAGTCAATGCCAGCGTCCAGGGTAATGCTGGTCTTCTCGTTATTAACGGTCATAACGTCGATTTTCTGGTCAAGGAATTTAGTAGAGCGCTTGCCTATCTTGACTTCTTTAGCTCCAGTAAATATCTTAAATTCGATGTCTTCGCGCAGCATTAGCGCAATCGCGTATTTGAGGCCAGTACCATAAAAACCTATCTTGCTAGCATCGCCGCGCTTGGAGCTGGCGCCCAGGAGCTTAAAAGCATTAACTGGTATCTCGCCTGCATTCTGGAATAGTACGTAATCACTCATGCTTCAAACTCCTTTAACAGCTCTTCTATTTTGCTAACTGGGACTACCCAATAAGGGTTGCCTCGGCTGCCCATACTCTCCTGGTATTGCAATAGGTCTTTAAGCAGGGAGGCTTGCTGGGCTTTGATTAAATCAACACATTCTCTAGCAGCTTGCGCCAACGTTCTGCCCGCTATGCCCATATTGTCCAGTTGGTTCTGGTCACGGACACCATAGCTTATTAGGATTTTGCGGAATGCTGCGTCTGGTTGGTCAGGCATGGATGAAGCCCAATACTTCTGCATTTCAGCGTCAGGTATAATTTTGCCGTCATCGTCTATGTCGTAATCACCTTTGCCTGACAACCGTAGGGACTCAGCTTTTACAAAATCAGGATTTTCGGCCATCAGGTCTTCGTCCCTTTGGCTCACATCGTCTGCGTAATCACCCATCATAAGCCTCGTTGTACACACCTTCATCGAGCCATATAACCTGGCAAATATCCCAGAGGCTTGGTGCCTGCTGCCAGGACTCGCTTTTAATATAACGTAGCAGGCCTGGGTGGTCGGTATGGTCTCTTGTTTCAATAATCTGCACCTCTTGCGCGCCTAAAAGCCTATCTACCTGTGGACGCCTGAATATCACCACTGCTGTCATTACCTCACCCTCCTGGCCCGATTAATTTTTACTGGCTTAACTTTTGGCTTCTCGCCCCGTAGCTGCATGCGCATTGGTTTACGAGGTATGCCCTTCATGGTCTTGGCGGCCGTCATAATGCAGCCCATGCTTTCTCAACACCTTTAAGGGTCTTGTAGGATTTGAGTTTGTCTTTACCAGTTTTTTTACCGTACTGCAAACCCGAAATCCAAATATAGTAAACGCCACCAAGCTCACGCATTTCATAACGCCGACCGTCTATCATTTTAGCCTTAAGACTCATAGCGCACCCCCGCAGTTGAAGCAGGTCTCGCTGCCGTCTTCGTGGATTTCCAGGTCGCGGCCATGTTCACCGTAGGCAATACATTCTTTGTAGGCGGCCCGCTTCCAGAGCAGGTCTTCTTGGACTGGTAGTGTTAGTAGTACAGCTTGCATAATTATTTACCCCCTAGTGACTTTAATATTTCATTTGCTTTTTTTAAATCGGCTTCCGCGTTATCCAGGGCCTTGTTGCCTATCTGGGCTATTGCCTGGATTATACCAGGGCCCATTACCTGCACCAGTCGCAGCCGTTGAGGCACATGTTAGGGCAGGATGTATTTGGCTCGGTATTCATTACTTTAGCCTCTTAGTGATGTACTGGCTGGTGCTGTATTCGGCACCCTCTGGCAGCTTTTCGCCTGCCTTAAACAGGAAGTTTAATTTGCTGGTGTCCAGGACTTGCTTGTAATAACGTGGTGGCAATTGCTTGGTAGCCTTCCATGTCTTACGCTCGGCCACGCTAATGCTGCCAAAATCGCCTTTTAGGTTCGATATGCCCTTTTCTAGCATCTGCTGCTCTACGGCGCCCCAGAAGGCCTCTAATTGGCCCTGGAGGTCTTTTGCCTGGGCAACGATGTCTGCAAACTGGTTTGGCTTGGTGATGTCCAGGCCCTTAGTATTGATGATTGAGTTGTTACTTTTCATAGCTTTTAAGCCTTTCTATGAATTTGATGATACCTCCAGTATATAGAACCTTTGATATATTGTCAACTCTCAAAATACATAAAAGCACAAGCTTATTGTGGATAAGTGCCCTACTACCCCTGTTAAGCTGCCTTTAAAAAAGGTTGCTTTAAGTCTTCGGCAATCTTGGCCCTCATCCGTTCCTGGCGCCTGCGCTCGGCCCAGGTGAGCTGTTTTAGCAGGCGGTCATCCTGCTGCTTCCTCGGTTTCATAATTTTTGTCTCTGTTAATGTAGCTTAAGCATAATCCAAGGCTTGCAATATTACAATAGCCAGTGCTATATTGCTTCTTACGTTATTTTTACCGTGATAGTAAAAATAGCCAGATAAAGAAAAAGGCCCGTTTCGTGGGCCAGACGTTTTACCGTGATTACTTCTATAGTACACGGATATTATATGATGTCAACGACTTTTTTTATCTAGCGTAGGGACACCGCCATTAGGGTGAAAGGGGCGCGATAAAGTACCTGGGCCTAACAGCCACTCTCAACGAGAGCACAACTTTTGGACACGGCTAGCCGTATGGCTTGTGATACGGCCTCTGCACTGCATAGCATTATGGGCACTTTAACAAACCAGGTAATTTGTATATACTTCCATTTATGTGCGGAAGTAAGACAGTAACCTATACCAGGGTCGAAGACAATATAGCCTACGGGCACTGCAATGTGTGTACCCAGGAGGTCACTACTGACTTACGGACGATGTCTAAAAAAGACGCTAAAATAATCACCGATAGTATACAAAGAAACCTAACAACAGCCCTCTGACCGCATCCCATGCAGGTAGAGCGCGCTTGTGAGGTACCCTTGCCGCTAATGCGGTTCAAAAAAAGGGCTCTTTGGCGTGGTAAAATCTTTTTATGAGCAAGAAGAAAACAAAAAAGCAGCTGGCGTATTACCGCCGTGTTAATGAGCGCCTGGCTTTTATTAACATGATGATGGTGGCCCATGCCGATAAGGACGTAGTCTGCGCATGAAGCTGCTCTGCCGCCTGTTTGGGCATAAGCTAAACAGCCATGGTAAGTGCCGCCGTTGTGGCACCATCCTGGGTATCGAGCGCTAACTATTTCTTGCCGACAGCGACCAGGCCAATGCTAGCCTCGAATTGTTCGCGCTTTTTCTGGGCGACTAGGTCATGCCTAATCTGCCTGTAGTTGGTGCCATGGAAGGCATCGAAGATAATCATGCGGGCTTCGAGCTTGGCAGCCTCCGCTACCCTGCTAATACCCTGCAGGACTACGTTAGGGGCACTTGGTTCAGCATTGAAGACAAACTGGGTGCCTACTTCTATTTCGTTTGTGGGTTGTGTTTTTTCGTTCATGGTTACATAATAGCACAGCTATATGAATATGTCAAAGCTTCTTATTTTGTGTGTTGACAATATATGTAAAGTTTCTTATATTAGGAGTACAACAAACTAAATAAGGGTAAAAATATGAAATTTGAAATCAAAGCAGTACGCGGCAAAGAGCCACAGACCAAAGAAGTCCGAGGCATCAAGGCTTTGCACTCCACCCTGTCCAGCTTCCGTAGCAAGGGCCTGGTGATTACTGATATTAACCGTGTGCTACAATAGGGTAAATAATACAATCCTATGACACAATCAAAAGACCTCTGCCCACTAAATATGACTGGCGACCACCGCTATTTTATATTTAAAACAGTAGAGGTCTTTGAGCCTATACCTAAAGAAGAAATTGCCGACCCTACCCCAGGGCGCCAACTTTATGAAAAAATCGAATATGCTCTCTTGGGCTGCAACTGTGGCTCAAGCATTAAAACAGTAGTGGAAATGCGATGACAAAAGTAGACATACCACCAATTGTAAAAATGCAAATTGAGAGCTTGCTACAGCGGCTATCTGATGTTGTCGGGCCAGAATTCCAAGTCACTTTTATTGCCCGTAACGTAGTGCGCAATAATGCAGATATTATTGTTGGCGATGACAAAAAGCTTCTTGAAGACATATCACCAATGCTACAGGTGGAAACATGACGGATGCGCTATATAACGACGCCATAAGAATTGTGCGCCAACAAAACTACGCCAGCCCCTCCCTTTTGCAACGGCGGCTCCGCATCGGCTATGCCCGTGCCGCAGCTATTATCAAGGACATGGAAATCCAGGGGGATGTGAGCCCTATGATTGACGGTAAACCACGGAGGCCAATCAAATGAGGGATTTCTTTAAAAAACTAAGTTGCAAGTTTAATGGCCATGACTGGCAGAATGATAACGGCTGGCCTGTCCATGGCTACAAGCATATTCCCTACAATGACTCTTATTGCGGCAACTGCGACATAACTGGCGCCCAGTATAATGGGGTAAAAGTATGAAAATCCAACACCCGACCCTAACGAGCCGCGCATCTGGAAAACCTATTATCGGCTCTGACTACCAGACCTTATTCAAAAAAGACCCTGCTGCCTTTTTTGAAGCGGTACTTATCAATATCCTCTGGGACAAAGAGCCCTCCAGCGTCGACATGGCCCTGGTAGAACGCCAAAAAAGAATATTCCTTAAGTGGCTGGAGTTTTACGCCAAAGACATCGCTGACAGGCTGGATGACCGCAACCAGGCAACCATGGAAGTGGCCTACGAAGCCGCTAAACGCCATGGCCATAAAGTTGGTCAGATATATGCCCTGGCTAACCTGCCTATGAAAAAGTCTATCCTGGGGCCGTATGTTGATTTAATCCAGGTAGCTGAGACATTACGTAAACTAAAGGCCGAAGAGCCCAAAGGAGTTGTACAAAATGGGATTACAAGAATTAATTGACTCAATGAATGAGTCAACAGCAAAAGACCGCAGCAATTATCATTTAACATATGGCGACTTAGTCAAAGTGCTCAAAGCGGCCCCTGCCGATGCCGTCGTGGACGAGCGTTTTAAAGGTATCGGCTCCTGGCGCGGCTCGTATATCGAAGTGGCTATATTTACTGCCGACCCAGGCACCACCTATGAAGATGAAGAATACCTGGGCGATTATGGCGACGACTACCATAAATGGGCCGCGGAGCATGAGCACTCTGTCAAAGAACTGCCCACCAATGCCAATGAACTAGGTGCCCTCCTAGAGTCTATGATTGGAAAAGATTTTGTTGGCTACAAAGGCGGCAATTTCAAAATCGAAGAGTACAAGCCCCTCTGGCTAGAAACTGACAGCAGTACCTGTGACCATGTAGCAATTGTTGGTATCACTGCCGACCTTAAATTTACGACAAAGGTAATAGACTAATGAAGGTTAAACCATCACTAATCCTAACAGTTGAGATAGACGGCACAGATGTAAAATTAGTGCCAATAACAACTAAGAAAATTAGTATTCCAAACAGTGCCAACGGTAGTTCGAGCAGTTCAACAGTAACCCTTAATTTTACTTCCGAAGAGGTCTTAGTGCCTGCTTCTACCAAATCCGATAAAGTAGTTGGCTATCTATTAGTAGCCCCAGAGGTAACCGAATGAGCCAGTATAACCGTAAAGGCAACACCACTATCATGGCCCGTACTGCCAATAACAAAGAGCCCCACCCTGTCGCAGTCCGTAAAGGCAGCTATCACGATAAGCGCCAGCAGGCCGAACTAAAGAAATTCAAAAAGGCCCAAAAAAAGGCATTCCGCGAATATAAAGAAAATCTCAAAGCCCAGAAAAAACTGGTTCCTAAAGACCAGCGGGCCAAGGTTAATTGGTCGGCTGTACCAGAGAGGTTTTTCGATGAGTAAGAACTTGATTTTTGTTGATGTCGAGGCCACAGGCCCGTCGCCTGCAAATGGTGTTATGACCGAATTTGGCGCAGTCCATTATCCTAGCAAACAATCCTACCACGGACGTATACATGGCTCCAGGCCTAAAGAAGATAACCCTGCATTATCTGAGCTAACAGGCGAGACCTTTGACGCCGCGGAAATTATGGCAGATTTTGAAGCGTGGTTGGAGCTAATGGTCGGCAAAGGGCGCCCAATATTTGTGAGCGACAACCCTGCTTTTGATTTCCAGTGGATTAATTACTACTTTTGGAAATATTTAGAACGTAACCCATTTGGCCATAGCGCCCGCCGTATTGGTGATTTTTGGGCAGGTACACAACATAATTTCTATGCCTCCCAAGACTGGAAAAGCTACCGCATAACTAAGCATGACCATAACCCTGTCAATGATGCCATGGGTAATGTCGAAGCTTTTAAACGAATAACAGAGGAGTTAAAGGGACAATGACAATCCATAAACCGCATCTATGTACTAAGTTAGACATCTGGGCGCCACGCTACAGTGATGCCTATACCGATACTGATGAGCGCGTGGCCCTGCTGGCCCAATATAAAGTGGCTAACGCCAGTCCAGTAATCATAGTGAATTTCACAAAGGCCAAGCATCTTGAGGGCCAGAGGTTCTGTATTAAAAAAGAAGACGTAATGCGCTGCAAACTAGATACCAATGGCAAAATCCCATGCTATGCTGTACCAATGAGCAAATTCGAGCCCTGGGAGTCTGCCGCAGAATTACGTGATATGGCATTGGCGGCATTTGAATAATGAGCTACAACATATCAATCCAACGCAACGGTGAAGTTCTTGAGCTCCCAGATGGGCATACTGAGGGTGGCACCTATGCCATAGGCGGCAGCAATAAAGCCGAGATGGATGTCACCTACAACTATTCAGAGATATTTAGAATAGGTAATTTAGACGGTCTTACTGTTAATGATGCTATACCTATTTTGGCGCATAAAGTGGCCGAATACGGGGTTTTACCAACTGATGACTATTGGGCAGTAGATAAACGCAATATTGGCCATCTTTGTTATGTAGTCCTACTGTGGTGTCTTGAAGCTTTAAAGCAACAACCCGAAGGCAGCGAGTACTGGCGTATTGTGAGGGAAGCATGATAATCAATAATTACCGCAAAAAACCCGTCGTCATTAAGGCGGCCCGCGTGACAGATGATACTGTCCACCAGGTAGCCGCCTGGTGTAAGGGCAAAGTCAAGACAGTGGCCCAGGACGGCGTCATAAAGCACGGTATCGGTGTCGACACGCTAGAAGGCACTATGCTGGCCAGCCCAGGCGACTATATTATCCAGGGCATCCAGGGTGAATTTTACCCTTGCAAGCCAGATATATTTGAGCAGACCTACGAAAAAGAGGCCGCATGACCCAGAAGCGCTACCACCCACCTGCCAGGATTTCCGAGCATCCCATGGTCAAGGACGCCTTTAAAGTAATGGGCGCCATGCTTATTGCCACCAAGGGCAAAGACCTGGAGGCCGATTTTGCCCTGGCAGATGAAGATGGCCTGCTCCACCAGTTCCACGTTGAAGTAACCGAGGTACAAACCAATGAAACTTAATATCACGCCCATGGCGGCGCCGCGCATGACCCAGAAGACTTACTGGAAGCATAAAAATTATTTCAAATACAAAGACGACCTGCGCAAAGTGATGGGTGTTTATGAGTTAGGCCTGTCGCTAAATATCGTTTTTTATATACCAATGCCTAAGTCCTGGAGCAAGAAAAAGCGGGCTGAAATGGTAGGCACCTACCACGACCAGAAGCCAGATATTGACAACCTGGCCAAGGGCTTCATGGACGCATTTGGTAGTGACGACAAGCACGTTGCCGTGCTGCATGCCGAAAAGTTCTGGGCCGAAGAGGGAGCGATTGAAGTTTTATAATGTCTAAATTTGAAATTAAAAAAAGACGCCTCCGCCATTTTGACGCCACCGAAATCCATGAGTATACGCTAGACCTGCAGCGCATTACCCTGCTGCGCGATAAATGCGAACCAGGCGCCGAGCGCGAAAACTACGACCGCCTCATCCATGTCATGCAGGAGGTACTTATCTACCTGCATACCCTTGACGAAAAATAAGCTACAATTGGCCTATGACGCTAAATGGATTTATAACAATTGTACTCATTTTCCTGGGCCTGTTCTGGGCTTTTGCCCATGGCTATGATGTCTACCAGGGCCGTCCTAAAAGGCGTAAGCGTTAACCCACCGCTACCCACTACAGGCCACAAAACCCCTTCCCTGCTGGCTTTATTACATTAAAAACAGGGGTAGTCCTGCTTGAACCTACATTACCGCGGACAGGGCTAGAGGGCAGGGCACATAAAAATAGAGCCTCCATTTCTCGCATTGATGGAGGCTCTATAGTGAGGGTGGGTAGGGGTTTTAGTGTTTGTTTCGGAGTTTTTGTTTTTGTTTGGGTAGTCTTTTGCGAGATTACCGTAACTGCATTATAGCGCTTACGCTACCAAACACAACATGATTTTTATTACACGTTAGGATTGCGGCGGGCAAACCAGGATGGGTGGTTAGCGCGGAGCCAGAAGGCCGCATCAAAAATGACTACAAAGACAAATATAAGACCAACCCAGGCGGTGAGTTTCGGGTCGATACTAAACCACTGCAGGGTGGCGACTGATTGTAAAAATACATAGAGTGCTAGAACGAATAATGATAGTGGCATATAGGCCCCCTTTAGGCAAAAACGACTGGTATCTGGCGCGCGCTGGCCAGCTTTTTATTAATCAGCTTAAAACTGATTTGTGTACCAACGTCCATTAAATTAGTAGCGGTTTCCCGTAGCTGCGGCGCCTGGTTACTGACCTCCTTTTTGTTGAGGTAGCGCAGGTCTATGTGTGTGCCGACATCGTAGCTCATAACATTAGAAGTATACCACCCAATGTCAATAATTAATATTGACACGCTTCGTAACTTTCGATAATATGTAAGTATAGAAATTAAGTAAAGGAAGGCAATTTGAAAACCTACACAATTTCTATAGCAGTT